CCCCCGTTGCAGCTGAACCGAGTAGGTGAAGCGCAACAGATTGTTCTCGGTCTTGAACGGATATTCAAGCGCAAAGCTGGCTGTAATCGCCGCGCCGTCGGCAGGCGGTGTTGTGAACTTCAACCCCGGCACGGTCTTACCCAAAAAGAAGGTAGAGCCGAAGCTCTGACCGTCCCTTGTCGGGAAGCTCTGGTAATATAAATTGTATGTCCAGTTGTAGCTGACACTGCCCGATACAGTTAAGGTCTCCACTTGTTTTGTTCCCGCATTGCCTGCGGCGTCAACTGTGGATGTCGGTATGGCTGTTAATCCGGTGCAAGTATCGTTTGCAATGCTGATATTCAGGGTAGCATCATTATCCGCCGCTGTTTTGGCAGTCAACCGGACATATCTTCCGTTATCTGGACTGATTGTAAAGAAGTCCGTGATATCGGAGTTTTGTGCGAGAGTGGCATTTACCTTTGTCGCAATAACTGTCGATGAGTCTCCGCTTGTAACCGGCACCGATAAGGTTATTGGCGAGTTCGCCATTCCAGCGGCCGTTACGACAACTGTTGCGTTTCCCGCAGTCCCTATAGTTCCGGTCACATAGATATTTTCCTGTTGCTTTACAGCGGCTACTCCGGCAGTCGTATTGGTCGAGGTTGAAACTGTGGTCAAGCCTGCGCAAGTCCCGTTTGACAGGGAGATATTCAAGTTTGAAACATTAGCCACCGGCGTTTTAGCGGTTAAGACCACATCTGCACCTGAGACTGATGCATCATATAAAGCAGTAATATTCGTATTGTTTTCAAGGGCTGTTTTTATTTTGCCCGCCACAATGCTCGCTGTATCTGATGAGGCTACTGGCACGGAGAGAGTGATCGGTGAGCCAGTCATGCCGCTTGATGTTACAACAACGGTGGTATTGCCTTCGCCGCTTAAAAAAGCTCTCCAATACCTTGCCGAAACCTCTGTGAACTTCCAGACCTGTCCTGTCCTTGAAAGCCCTGTTACATCCGTCCAGTCGGTGTCGTTGGCTGAATACTGTATTTTGAGAAGATCGAGCCTTGCGCTCGGAACCGTTAGAATATCAATTTTAAGTGTATTACAAGGCTTTGCAGTCCCAAAGTCTATTTTAATCGGGCTTACATCGTTTACCGTGCAGGAGGATGGATATACCGTCGTGTCATAGCAGCTCCACCATGCAAGAGGGTCTCGATAGGAATAGTTGCTGCTTGGCGTTTTTGATGCAAGATCTCCAAAGGACACTCCGGCGTTTTTACAGGTTAGACCTGCTGTATGGTAGTTTTCATACCAGTCGCCGCAGTTATTCTCCAAATCCACAGTATAGTCCGTACCTTCAGTCATTTCAGTGTTGTTTATAAAAATACGCACGGTCCCGGACTGAATCAGTGGGCACTTCATACTAAACTCAGTGGTAACGCCGTCACCCTCACCGATAACGAGGTGGTCAACCGCATAAGGTGGGAAAACCTCGTGGTTTGGGAAGGTAAATGCACCAACCCCGGCGACACCGAGATGCTTAACAATACGGTTGTTGCACTCGCTGTCAAGAAACGTAGTGACGGGCAGGTCGTACTGGTAGGTAGTGGTATTGCCAGTGCCGCCGCTGAAGGAATAGCTTTTACTGCCTTGATATTTCACACTCATATCCGATGAATACTCCACTGGAAAGCGCGAGAAACGTACAGTTCCGTCCGTACTGCCTGTGAGCAGCCATTGGAACAGATAATTGTTTTCTGCCGTGGGATATATGCCGTTTGTGCCAAAACCGGAAGGGGTGCAGGTAGCGTAGAAGGTTGCGGTTATATACACTACATCCGTATCAGTCTTTGCTATGGCAATCTGGTTTCCTTCGGAATCCTGCAGCATGGCATGGGACATGATGTAATAAGTAGTTGAAAAGGTGCCGCTGTAATACCCTTCAAGAGCCACCTCGGTAATGGTGGAGCCGTTACACTCGGTCGCTTCCAGCTTGATTTGCTTGGTCGTGTGCGACGTTGGATATTCATATACCGTTTCCAGCGTTGTCACGGCTTTGCGCGTCAGATGTGTAAAAAGGGCGGTATCCGTAACTGCAGGTGTTCCCGTGCCTGTGCCGACCGCGATATATCTGAACAGGTCGGTTGTTTTACTAAGCGGAGAAGCGGTCAGCCTACTGTTAAAATAGTAGTTTGTAATGACATTGAAGCCGACCGCCGTCTGCTTTACTTTGCCGCTTACGGCATCGACCACCTTGACGTCAAAACGGTTATGCAGAATGGCTCGTTCTTGTATCTTCATATTGAAAACCTCCTAAATCGGTAATGTGGAAACTGGTTGCAGGCTTATAGACGAAGCCACAACAGCAATGACCGCCGTATGAGCAGGCTGGAAACACTGGGTGAACACCGCCTCGTCAATCCATGCCCCAGTTGAAACTATCGAAATGCCTGCCGTTTCGTTTCCAAAGGTGAAGTAATCCATAGTTTCTGCGGCGGCGACAGCACTCAGAGTGGGCAGGAACCATCTTTGCAAGCCAAGTTTGTAATACCAGAGAGAACGGTATTCCGGCATTGTAATGGTCACGGCCACCGTTCTGCGGATATCTGCGCTCGTATATAGAACAAGTGCTTGCTCCTCGCTGTCGTAGGAAGCGGATGTAACGGTCACCCCGGAAACGGAAAGAGTGCATTTTACCGGAAACCCGACGTCGATACTTCCATATAGAGGCTTTGTGAGATGAAGCTTGAAGCCGTAGCAGACGAAACCCGTCTCACGGTTCAGCTTCTCCACCGAAGCTACGGAGATTTCTTCTGTGTTCGGCTCATCCAGCAGAACATAGGGATATGCGATATTCCCAGATGCGTACTCTTTGTTCAGTGTGTCCAGCTCATTTATATCGGAAATCCACATCTTCACGTTTGAAGCGTTGATGTGAACCGTTTCCGGCCTGACGCTCATTCCAGCATAGTTGCGGTGCGTTAGTGTTAGAAGCATTCGACCGTTGTTCTGCGTCAGGAATCCGATGCGAAAATCGTTGGTGCGGATAACCGAAAGTGTTGTGTTGCCCGTACCAAGGGTGGCTATTTCATGCTCCGCTTCCCAGACATAAGATCCGTTTTCCTGACAGCAGAGCGCTCGGTAATACACTGAACCACTTTTTAGATAACCGATGATCAAGCCTTGGTCAAGGTCCGGTTCGACACTGGACTGCCAGCCCTTGCAGGCGGATATCTGGGAAACACCGGTGGCAATCAGAGAGGCATTATCGCTGTTCGTCCAGCTTTGAACATACAGATTACCGCTCCGAACATATAAGATATACGGGTATTCCTCAGTTTGTAGGTAATACCACTCCTTTTCGGCGTTCATTTTCCATACGCCGTTAAATTCAATCGCCACATCAGTCGCAGCACCGAGTGTCCACTGATACTCCCACGGAAACTCCATGCCCGCCGGAAACTTCCGTTTATACACCTTGGCGACACCGTCGTCCAAACAGATGGCATATGCAAGAGACAAATCGGATTCACCGGCGGTCTGGCGCACAGCCACATCGCCGAACGCGGGAGCAATGTCTTCGTGAATCGGCTCGGAGAGCAGCGAATTGACGGAGGTCTGCGTGGCTACCACGCGGAGATTTGCCATACTGTTGGTGTTTTCCACTTTGAAGCGGTTAGCGAGTTTTTCTTTCAGCACTATCGGTATGCTTCTCATGGGTCACTCACCTCGCTTACAGCCGCAAGTGTGGCTGTGACCTTATACCAGCTCGCCGCCTGATAATCAAAAGAGCCAAGTTCAACAATTCTCCCAGTGAAGACACCTTGCCTAACAGAGCATTCAAGCAGCGGGACGCTGTCCTCGGCTGCCATCAGCGTAGCTTTCCCGGCTTCATTAACATAGAGCGTTAACTCGTAATGCACGGTCGGCGAACCGAAACGGGTCAGATACTCCGTCCCGTCAAGAGCGGTCTGCACCGTGCGGATGACCTCCTGCTTTTTCAGGAAGCTAACATAGCGCGTGATGATTTCACTTGTCTCCGTATTTTTGAGATGACTCATACGCGCACCTCCTGTCTGAGCCTGTCGATAATGATGTCCACAACCGAGGTCATTTCACCTTTGCTATTAATGCCCTCAACCCGGATTTTGCCTGTATGCTCCACGGTTTTCTTCACGTCAAGAGAGGTGTCGTTCATCACCTTATAAATACCGGCATTCATATCAAGGTCAAAGTCGGTGGGGATCGCGTCTGTGATATCTTTTTCAACGCCCTTCATAGCATCGGTGAAGCCCTCGCCGATACCAAGACCCATATTTTCGCCGATTCCAGCAAACACTTTTGACGGTGAGTTAATGCCCAGCAGGCTCTTTGCACCGTCAACAATGCCTGAAAAGAAGTCTGAAACCTTGTCCGCTATCCAAGAACCGAGGGACTTGATGCCTTCCCATAGACCCGTCACAATGTTCTTGCCGATTTCAAACACAGCGCCGACCGCTTTCCCAAGACCGATTACGATTGCTGCGATGATTTCCGGCAGTTTTGCCACAAGCTGGGGTATGGCTTTAATAAGCCCGACCGCAAGTTGAACGGTGAGTTCAATACCCATTTCAATGATTTCAGGCAAATTGTCTGTGATGAAATCAATAATGGTTGTTATGATTTCGGGGAGAGCATCTATCAGTTTCGGCAATGCATTAAGAAGTCCTGTAGCCAAGCCTTGAATAATTGCAAAGGCAGCCGCAAGGATTTTATCCATATTAGCAAGCAAGGTTTCCACGATGAGGATGATGGCTTCTACGATGGACGGAATCAGTTCCGGCAGAGCAGCACCTAAGCCTTCTGCAAGAGCAGTCACCAATTGTATCGCCGCTTCGACAAGGAGCGGCAAGCTGTCTACCAAAGCGTCGATGATGGTCATCACCGCTTCGACCGCTGCCGGTATAAGTTCGGGCAGAAGTTTTAGAAGAGTGTTCAGCACCTGTGTGAACAGCTCCGTTACCGTTTGTAACAGCATTGGCAGCAAGTCGCCTATTGCCTGTAAAATCGCATCAGTCGCCGCAGGCAGAGCCGCGACGATATTCTGCAAAACCGGCACGATGTTTTTAACCACCGACTGGAAAGCGTCCACAAGGTTCTGTGTCAGGTTTGTCATATCGGCATTGGCGTTTCCAAGCCCCGCCGTAAAAGAACCGAGGGCGGCTTGCAATAGACCGATGGAGCCGGAGATTGTCTGCGTGGATTCTCTTGCGAAGTTGCCTGCGTACTGCTCGGTGTTTTCAAAAAACATCTGCATGGCAACCTCAGCTTTTTCGGCTTGAGTCGCACTTGCCCATGTAAAGTCCAGCCCTTTGGCGAGAGCGTAGGCTTCGATGTTGGTTGCGTTCATGGCGACACCAAGGTTATCCATCATCGTGAAGTTGCCCTTTGCCGCGCCGGTAACAGCCTCCATTGCCATTGACATATCGATGCCCATGACAGATGCCATGTCTGCCGCTCGCTGCATAGCTTTTTCGGTCAACTCAAGGGACTTTTGTTGCTCAAGACCAGAGCCTTGGAAAAGCGCACCCATCTTGTTTGCCGTGGCGAGGTAGTCGCTCTGGCTTACACCGAGATTTTTATAGGCTTCCTCGCCAGTCTTTTGGATTCTCGTAGCGTACTCGCCGAATACGGCTTCTGAACCTCCGAGGTTCTGTTCCAATTCACCAAACTGCTGCACGACTTCTTTGCCGAGTTTTATGGCAGCTGCTCCTGCCGCCACAGCCACCGCACCCATGGATGCACCTATACCTTTTAGAATGCCGCCCAGTTTTTCGAACTTACCGCCGGATTTTTCCGCTTCATTTGCGGTATCTTTCAATTCGTCTCCGAGGTTGTCAGTGGCTTCAGCGGAGTCATTAAGTTCCCGCTCCATTCCATTGAGTTCAGCCTTGGCATTGTTAAGCTGGATAGCCCAGTTCTGCGTTCTCTTGTCGTTTTCACCGAAACTCTCGGCGGCGTTCTTAAGGGCGGACTCAAGGGCAGAGATTTTATCCTTTTGTGCTTCGATGGCTTTATTCAACACCTCGTGCCGAGCAGCAACCGCTTGTATTGATTTGTCGTTCTTATCAAACTCGGAGGAGACCAGTTTCATCTCGCTTCCAAGCACCTTAAAGGACTGGTTGATGTCGCGCAGGGCGTTCTTAAATTCTTTCTCGCCCTCCAGACCTATCTTCAGCCCGAAATTATCAGCCATTTGCGCGTCACCACCTTTCCTAAACCAGTTCGGACGGAATAATTTCTTCAATAAACATCTCACGCTTGGGCTTTGCCAAGCCGAGGTACTGCCTGTGGCACTCCCACAAGTCCATCAAAAGACCGATGGGCGTGAGCCACGTTTCGTCTTCTGAGCGGTTTAGGTGAACTGTGCCGTAATAGAGAAGTCGGGTAAACAACTCATCGTCGCTTACCCGACCTCCGCGTTTTTTGGGTCTGTCTCGCTTTCGATATTCCGAGCCGTTCCTTTGAACATCGCCTCGGTAATCGCTGCCTTATAGGTTGCCAATTCCAAAGGCGTGGTCAGCAGTTCAACTTCCTCCTCCGTAAGCGATTCTTGCGGTTTGTCTTTGTGTTTCAGATTGTGGATGAGAATTGACTGATTCGAAAGTAGCGTAATCAGCCATATAATTTCATCGAGGGCGAGTTCAAAGTTCTCTGCTTTTAGCAGTTTTTCCCCGAGGTTTTCAAGACCGCCGTAGCGACGGGCGATTTCCTTGGTGGCACGGGTCGTGAGGACTAAGTTGTACTCAGTTCCTCCAATATTGATTTTTGAACTTCTTTCGTTATCCATCTGCCAGCCCTCCTTATACACCAGACGCAAATGTCGGTTCGTAGACGGCGGTATACCAACTGCTGATGACGGTTGACTCGATGTCACTGTCGTCTTCATCAGCCTCGGCTTTCCAAGGGTGCAGGTTATCTGTTGCCGTTTTATTTCGGCGAATTACAGTCCCCTCGATTGTTGGGGTAGAAAAAGTGATGCTGTCGCCCTTAGTGGCAAGATTGGTGGATGGCACTCCGAATTTTACGCGGTAGAGCCAGAAGTAGCGATAGCGACCATTGGATTTCTTGGCACGGAAGCCGATAGCAACGGGAGAACCGCCGTCCTCGCTCGTGGAAATCAGCACTCCGTTATCGTCAACGGTCGAGCCTGTAAGTGCCGCAGCGACGCTTCTGCCGATAGCGTCCACGCCGAGGGTAAGTTTGCCGTTCTTAAATTCTTTGACCACCTCGGCGACACCGTCATCCGCATAGAGCGTGGCTTCCGCAAGTTCCACCGACAACTCTGCGCTGATGGCTTTCGCCAGCATAACAGGAGTGCCATAGGTTTCATAGCCCGTGGTCGGGGCTTCGGTTATCGGCGCGTAATAGAGCCGGTCAAGTCCGATTGTAGCCATAATGTTTATTCCTCCGTTTCATATTCTTTCGCCACATCGATGGCGAAGTGGTGGTAACCGCTGTCATCCTCATGTCCGATGTAGCGGCGGTCGGTTATAGTAAATCCGGCACCTAAAAGTGCTGTCGTAATTTGTCGCTTTTTCTGCTGATAGTTGTCCTTGGAAAAGAGCGAAATCCGCACTTCGGATATATCTATAAGTGGCTTGTTATCCCCGAACAGGACAAATTCGTCCGTCATTGGGGTCAGCACGAGGTACTCATCGGGCGGTACGCTGCTGAAAATGCCCGTCTCCACAGGGAGGACGGGCGTAAGTAAGTTATTCAGTTCAGACAGTATGCTCATACGCCGTCCACCTCTGATTCAAACTTCGCTTTCATCGCTTCGACCGCTGCGTTCCTGCTTGCCGACTTGGCGGGCTTCAAAAATGGCTTCGGGGTCTGGCCGTGCCGACCGTATTCAAGGATGTTAGCGATTTTAGCGTTGCTGCCGCCGTTGCCCCTCGGTTCTTTGAAGCCGACTTTTATATCCCAGCCGGAGCCATCCCGCTTTTGCTTGGCGGGAGATAGCCCGAGAGAGCGTTCCAATTCACCCGTGGAACGGCTTTCCTCTTTTGTGCCTCGCCCGACGACTGAGGAGAGGTTGCTTTTGACCTTTGCCAAGATCACCTCGCCACCCGCTTCGAGAACCTTCGGGATAATTGTGTCAGTCTTGTCGGCAAGGCGGGAGAGCCTTTCTTCAAAGTCGGTGGGGAGTTTTAGTTCAACTTTTGCCATCACATCACGCTCCCTTCGAGTTTCTCACAAAGGCACTCAATATACATTCCGCGTCCTTTCACATCCTCCGCTGTAACAATGCGATATCTGCCTGTGTCGCAGGTGATGATAAGTGTCGTGTCAACGGCAAGCCCCGGCAATTTGCGAAAGCGGAACAGGGCTGTTGCTTCGGAAAACGCCGCCATATTCGCCCAACGCTCCGAGCCGTGTTTTTCCTCTTTATATGCACGGACGGAAGCAAGTACGGTGTCGCCCTTTTTGACAAAACCCTCTGCATCCTTGGTCGGAGTAGACGTGACGATGCTTATAAACGTGTTCATTTTCCCAAATGCCATAAGACGGACACCTCCAAAAAATTTCATAAATATATAGACAACTGATTTTAGTTATGTTATAATACATATGTAAAATAACTTAACACAAAAGGAGTGTCCATTATGTTAGCTACCTATAACGATTTCATTGCTCAAAACCCAAACTGCCGCAAGTTCGAAAACGACGACGATATGCAGAATGTTTTTGGTTTCCTCTCGCAGGACTTCATCATCGTTCAGATGATAGACGCGAGCGAAGCAGGTAAACCTGCTCTTGCACCTGTTGCTGTCAATGTCGAGCATTTTTTCGCTGACCCAAACAAGTCGCACGATAATTCTCTGGATGACAATTTCACAAAGCAAGCAGTAGGGCTGATGATTAAGACCATACTTGAGCCTTTTGGGTACACAGTGTGGAAACAGAAAGACTTACCTAAAAGCATCAACGCAACTAAATTTCAGTCAGCCTCAACATACCGCTTTGACGTTCTTGCTCCAAGGAGCATGAAAATCGTCAAGCGAGTTGAGGAAATTATCTCCTAAACGCCCCATGACCGATTGAGCCGTAACAGCGTATTGACCGTGTTCCAGACCTGCTGACTCGCCTGAATGGAATCTGCAAAGAAGCCGGCAGTAGAGCCGTCGCGTGACTCGTACCAATTGGAAACAAGCATAACTATTGCCTGCTCTGTAGCAGGTGAAGCGGGGTGGGCATCAAACCACCCCGCTTCGACGTGCTGGTAGCTTTCGGCATAGTTAATAGCAGCAGCGATGAGCCGCAAGAGCAAAGCATCGTCTTGATCGTGGGTCAAGATAAGGTTATCCTTGACCAGTGGTAACAGTTCCGTTGGCGTCATCGCCGCTCACCTCCTTATTCCGGCTCAGTTTCGGTTGCCATCAGCCCTGCTGTTTTAAGCGATGCGAGAATCGCGTTAATAACAGTGTTTACACCGGCAATGTCCTCAGCCACACTGTCAGCCACCGCTACGGCGATGGGAACAGTGGGAATGGTTGCTTCAGGAACAAACAAAAAGCCGTCCTCGTCAACCGCTACGGGTACGGCTTCATCTGTCTTTGCCGGGGCTTTTATTCCACCGAGTGTAGCATTGGTCGCCACTTGCAGCGGGTCAGAGGGAAGACCTGTGACAGTGGCGGTCGGCAGGACTTCCAAAGTCCCGCCGATTACCCACTTTTCGCCGCCTTGTTCTTGGTAGTTTTTTGTGCTGTAAGTGTTATCAGCCATGTGTTATGTCCTCCTTTACGAACCCATCTTGAGAAGTTGAATGCCCTCGGATAGGATGACCTTGCCGTCAACACGCTCGGTAGCGATAAAGCCAACCTGACCGTTTCCGGCATAGAGTTCGTTCAGGCGCTGAACCGTTCTGCCCATACGGTCGGCAATCCAGTAGTTGCTGAAATCACCGAAAGCAATAGGTAGAGACGCAGCCGTTGCCGCAGGAACATAGGGGCTGGTGTAAATCGGATAGCCGAGCAATCTGTCAGGCAGACCAGCCTGAACCGACGGCTGCCACACATATACGCCGTTGCCGTCCTTCAGTTTGCGGAGTGCGGAAATCGTCACGTCCTGCATCAGGAACGCTGCATTCCTGCGGTACGGGGACTTCAAGGAGTAAATCAGGTCGATGAGGTTGTCTACCGTAATTGCTGTGGCAGAACCTGCCGTCACACCGACATGACCGCCGTTTGCAGTGAAAATACCCGTGGGCTGACCTGTGCCGGTTCCGACGCAGAATGCCTGCTCCTCAGCTACTCCGAATGCCCTTGCAAACTCTGCGGCAATGTAGGACTCCAAGTCAAACATCGAATCCTGCAGGAGTTCAAGACTAACTTTCACAAGGTCGGTCAGCTTAAAAGCGTCGATGGTCTTCTGGTCGAAGGTCGGGTTGCTCTCGGTGTAGGAGCCATTCTCCGCAGTCCACTGGGCGGTGCTGTGCGTTGCCGCAACAGGGATTTTACGCTCCGCCGAGGTTGTGATGGTTTTAGCGATGGAGCGGATGATGTTTGCTTCCTCCAAGCCGGTCACAATCTGACGTTCGAACTCAAGTGGCACAAGATATCCACCATCCGTGTCGGGCGAAGTGGACAGGACATTGTTGGTGGGCTGCTTACCACGCAGAATTTTACCGAAGTCCGCTTTGTATTCGTCGGAAGCCCTGCCAATTTTAGCTTCAGCAGGTTTGGTCGGTGCATTGGCGATGGGGCTGGTGGTGGGCTTTGCCATTTCGAGGTCATACGCCTGCTGACGTTCCAACCTCTCGATTTCCTTGCCGAGGGAAACCATATCGGCTTCCATTTTGTCGTACTCGGCTGCGGCTTCAAGCGGAACCATGCCGTCCGCACCACGTTTCTGGTCGAGGAACTCCTTAGCGGTGTTCCAGATTTTGTTGCGCTTCTCGCGCAGTTCAAGGATTGTACTCATTGTCATTACCTCCATAAATTTAGTGGATAATCAAATTGAGCCGCTTCTTCAGCGACTCAGCGTCCACGCCTTTCGGCGTTTCGGGTTCAGTTTTTGGGTTTTGCTGTGGGGCTTTCGGCATTACCTTGCCAAGCAGGGAATTTGTAACCGCTCGCCTTGAGAAGGCGAATGTCACATCCTCCGAGGTCTTGCGTTTTGCATCCGCCAAAATGCCGTCGGCAAAGCCGAGTTCAATCGCCTTGTTAGCGTTCATCCAAGTCTCCGCGTCCATTAAGTTGCTGATTTTCGCCCTCGACTGGCTCGTCTTGATTTGGTAAGCGTTGACGATGGATTCTTTAACCTCGGCGAGCATATCGATGGCTTTACGCATTTCCTCGCTGTCACCGATGGCGATTGTCAGCGGGTTATGAATCATCATCAGCGCGGTGGGAGCCATAAGCACTTTTGTTCCTGCCATAGCGATGACGCTTGCCGCCGAAGCTGCGATGCCATCAATCTTGACCGTCACGCTATGCGGATAGTCCATAAGCATGGCGTAGATTTGGCTTGCCGCCACGCAGTCGCCACCCGGTGAGTTGAGCCAAATAGTGATGTCGCCTATGTCCTTAAACAACTCATCGCGGAACATTTTAGGCGTCACTTCGTCGCCCCACCAAGTCTCCTCCGAGATTTCCCCGTCGAAGTAGAGGACTCGCTCGCCAGTGGTCTCGTCGCGCGCCCAGTCCCAAAATTTCTTTAGCTTACTTTTCACGGTGTTTCCTCCTTTTCGTTTGATTTATAGGCCGCACCCACGTCGGCGAGTTTGACCATGTTGCCGTTTAATATGTGGATGTTACCGCCCTCGGAATCGGGCAGAAGGTTCAGATCTTCCAAACCTCGCACGTCGTTGACGCTGTAAAATCCGTTTTGAATGCCCACGCTGTAGCCTTGCATACGGCTCTGATAATCGCCGCGCATCAATCCGTCTAAATTGAACCTGATGAACACAGTCGATTTTTCGGACGGCAGGATGAGGGATTGCTGTAAACTCTGCTCCCACCTGACCACCCAAGGGTCGAGGGTGTATTTCACAAACTCCAAGGACTGCTGCTCGATGTTGGAAAAGCTGCTCTTTTCAAGGTCGCCCACCATGTGGGGCGGCACTCGAAAGATGCGGGCAATTTCGTTTATCTGAAACTTCCGTGTCTCTAAAAACTGTGCCTGTTCGGGCGGTATGCTCATTTGGTGGAATTTCAAGCCCTCTTCAAGAACAGCCACTTTGTGAGCGTTTGCTCCGCCAAACTGCGTCGCCCAGCTTTCACGAAGCCTGTCAGCTTGTTCCGGCTTAATCACGCCGGGGTGTTCCAACACACCACCGGGGTTTGCGCCGTTGGCGAAAAACGCGGCTCCGTAGTCCTCGGTGGCAAGGGCAAGACCGACGGCGTTCTTTGCCATCGCAATGGGCGAATAACCTATAAGCCCATCGAAACCCAAGCCGGGAATATGAAGGACGCTCTCTTTTCGCAGCTTGACCTGACCCTTGTCGCTTTGGTAGGTGTAGACCAGTTCACCTTGCGAGTCACGGTCTACGCTCATTCGGTCGGGCAGCATTGGGTAGAGAGCCACAGGGTAACCGCGCCCGTCACGGATAATCTGCGCGTAGGCGTTGCCCCACAGAAGCAGGTGCGCCATAAGCGTTTCTCTGAACACGAAAGAGGTCATCTCACGGTTTGGCTCGTCGTGGAGCATACGGTAGAGCGGATGCATAGTCGTTCGTTCTTTACCGCCGTCGCTTGTATAGCGGTAAACGTGGAGCGGCAAGCCCGCAATGGATTCGGACAGGATGCGCACACAGGCATATACCGCCGATGTCTGCATCGCTGTTCGCTCATTCACAGCCTTGCCGCTTGTGGTGCCGCCAAATAGAAACGACCACCCGCCGCCCACGGAATTCCGAGGTTTATCGCGGCTGTGTGGTCGCCATAATCTTGAAAATATACTCATATAAACAACAGCCCCCTTTCGTCATAGACTGAGCCTTGAGGAATACCGCCGCCGATGGTCGCTCTGGCAAAGCCCATAATCATTGCCACAACACCGTCAATTTTCTCGGTGGACTTCTTTTTGTTGGGCTTGATGTTGCCCGCTGCGTCTTGGTCGATGATGACATTCCCCATATTCCAATCAAGGACAGGATGCCGACCGTGGCGGATTTTGCCCTCCATCACAAACTGGTAGAAGTCCTTGCTTGGTGGCGACATACTAACAAAACCCTGCCCGAAGGGGATTACCTCAAAGGCGTGTTCCGCGCCGAGTTCCTCAAGGTCACGGCGGATTTTCTCAGCACCGTATCGGTCATAGGCAATTTCCCGTATCTTGAACCGCTCCGACAACTTGCCGATGAAGGCCACGATGTAGTCGTAATCGACGACATTGCCTTCGGTGGTATTGAAAACGCCCATCTTCTTCCACACCTCGTATGGGACATGGTCACGGCGGGTGCGAAGGTCGATAACTTCCTCCGGCAACCAGTAGAAGGGCATCACCGTGTATTTGGTATCACCAGACATTGGCGGGAACACCAGTACAAGAGCCGTCAGGTCGCCTGTTGAGGAGAGGTCAAGTCCGCAGTAGCAGTCGCGCCCTTCGTAATTCTCCCAGTCAATTTCTTCGCCGAGGGCGTCCCATTTATCCATAGGCATCCAGCGGATGTCGGCGTTACACCATTCGTTCAAACGGAACTGCCGAAAGTGCATCTCCTCAGCCGGATTTTGCTTTGCCTGTTCATAGGCGGCTTGCACCGTTTCATAGGGAATGGTCACGCCAATGCTCGGGTTGACACGCTTCCAGACGTTATCGTCTTCCCAGTCATCACCGTCTTCAATACCGAAGACAGCGGGGTAAAAAGACGGGTCGATTTTGCTACCGTCCATCACGGCTTTTGCCTTGCAGTGAATCTCATAGCAAATGCTCGTTTTGTCCCTACCCGCCGTGGTGATCAGAAAGTAAAGCGGCTGCCGTCTGGCATCGCCCGTGAACTTGGTCATCGTATCGAAAAGTTCTCTGGTCTGCTGAGCAAACAACTCATCGAAGATAAGCCCGGAGACATTGAAGCCCTGCTTGGACTTTGTCTCGCTCGACAGCACACGGTAGAAGCTGTTTGTGTGCGGAAATGTAATCCGTTTTGTTGACGGCAGCAGTTTTGATATCGCGGCGAGGTCTTTGCATTGCTCAACCATCGCCTTTGCCGTGTTGAACACGATGGAGGCTTGGTTAATATCAGCGGCACAGGAATAAACCTCGGCCCCGGCTTCACCGTCTGCAAATAGGAGGTAGAGGGCTATGGCCGCAGCAAGCTCGGATTTACCGTTTTTCTTACCAACTTCGACATATGCCGTGCGAAACTGCCTGTATCCGTCCTCGCCGACGATACCGAAGATGTCACGGACAATCTGCTCCTGCCACGGCATAAGGTGAAACGGCTTGCCGAACCATTCGCCGGTGGTGTGACGGAGCATTTGTATAAAGCCTACCGCAAAGTCGGCTCGCCGCTTATCATAGCGACTGGTCGGTAGCATGAGCTTTGTCGGCGTGTATTTATAATCGCCCATCGGCTTAACCTCCCTTCATGGCAATAAAAAAGACCTCCGTCCGGAAGTCCTGCGAAATCTATCTGTACGAGAGACAGCCCCTTGTCGGGGCGTCCTCACTTGTATACGAGTTTAGTTGTACTTTTTGAGAATGATGGCGTAGACCGCCTTGACCTCATCGGTGTTGGGTTCAACATCCCAACCACGGTCGTAGTTTACAAGGTCTCGACTCTCGTCCAGTTTGCGGATGGTAAGTTTACTGACCTTGCCGCCGTCAATTCCATACTGGCTGCCTTCCTCATAGTGCTTGACCCAATATTTGTACTTGTCACCCGTTATCGGGCAGGTGATAATGCCTTCGCTCCACATGGTTGTGTTCTCCTTAAAGTTCTATAATATCCGTGTCGCCCAGTTCACCAGTGAGTATTAGCGCTCCATAGGCCTTGGTGTTTGTCATCATGAAGTCCGCTAATTCTCCATAGCCCATCTCGAGGGCAATTTTGAAAACAGCGTTGACATCAAACATATTACTTTTACCTGTCGAGGCTACTTTACGGCATTGTTCCTTAATGACCTCAGCTTTGGAAAGAAGCATAATTTCATCTTCGCCGTAAACCGCTCCAAGAGTAGAGCCGTTGTCCCAGTCAGCAAAAACCGTGCCGGTGTCGTCCACAAAGCTAACCGTGCCTTGGTCACCCGGCTTAAGTGTTGTGTAGGGGTCTGACATAGAAACCAATTCAACCCTTGCACCTTTGGTAAACCTTGAGCGTCGTGCTTCAACGGCGGCCTTACTGGGAAAACCGTTATTCTTGCGCATCAGTCTGACCTCCGTTTCTTCGGCTCGCCTGCATAGCGGCATAGCTTGCGTTGTTGGGAAATGAAGCGTTCCCTGAAAGGTTACGGCAGAGCCATTTTCTTGCGGCTCCGAACTCGGCGCCGCTCATTCCAAGCCGCACTAAGAAAGTGCGCAGAGCGAATTTCTCGCTTTCCACATCACGCTCTGTCGCCGTGACCCTGCTGTGCTTCTTGACGTGCTTGACAAAGGCAGCAGACAGTTGGCTATAAATAATCCCTACTCCTGTTTCCTCGGAGTAGGGATAAATGAATTGGATGTGTTCGCCTGTGTCTTTTACCTTAATCGACCTGCCCAGTGCCTTTGTCAGCAATGTACGCTTGCTATCAACCAATCGTTTAATGTTTTCCACCTGAGCATCGGTCAAGCCGTTTTTCGGAAGCTCCACTGCAAAGCTGTAGTAGACATCGTTTTCGGCGAGTAACTCGGCAATGTCAATCCCACGCACGAAGTCATAATTCTCGTCGAGTTGCCTGAGTTCAAGCAGAACCACATCGCCCTCGCAGAAATCCATCGCAAACCGCCAAGCATCCAAGTCGGTGGAAGCCGAGAAGACCTCCATACGGTCAGGGCAGTCGGGGTCGCTGAGTTCTGCTTGGTAAGTGTAGCTTTCGGGAACATCGCTCGCTTGCATTCCGTCCTCGCCGCTGTGGTCGTGACGTTCTCGTCCAAGTCCCAGTTCCTCACGTTCCGTGAGGCTCAAGTCTTCAAATGCCGGGGCTTTGTTGGTTTCGGTGGTAATCTCGTCGTATTCCTCTCTGACTGCTTTAAAACCGTGCAGCCCACAAAGGTCTGCGGCCAACCCGCTGTTGTCCTCGCCTGTGACCAAACCGTTCTTGTCGATGTGGTAACCACCGACCTCATAGGCGAATGTCGGGGCTCCGAGATACTTTGTCGGAGCGTTTAGTTCTTGGCTGATGGCTGCTACTAAGGATTTTCTTTCTGCACCTGTTACGTTGTAAAAAATCTTCATTTCCGTTTCCTCCGTTTTCCTTGATTTCAAAGGGTTTTTTGCTCCCTTCGTTGATTACATATATCACTCTAAACGCCTCGAATAGCAAGCGTTTAGAGACAAATAAATGTACCGAATATCAAGGGAAAGCAGCCTTTCATCCTTGTGTGTATGACACAATCCCACCAAGAACGAATACCACGCACGGTAAAGCGACTCCATTGCCCCACATTTTATACTCGGCGGCATCGGAGTGCGGGTCGCCAAGCCACTTAATAATCTGGTTTCGACTCTTGGGTTTGGTGGATGTACCTATAATAATACGGTGAGTTTCCCAAACCTCCGACCAAAAGGAGATGTCATCCTCTGTTGGTTCGATTGTTTCAAGCCCAGCACACCAGTCTGGCGGGAATCCTTGGAGCAAGGCGCACTCAGTCGGAGTAAGTCTGCGAACAACATAGCGGTTCTCGACAATTACACTTTCAGAGCCGCCGCCGTTCGTGCCACCCATAGATTTCAAAGTTCCAGCTGTGTTGCTTTCACGGTAGCCGCTATGTTGGTAATTCTCAACCGCCACTCGCTCTACAACCGCTTTTCCTTCCTCAATCTGCTGTTGCTGTGGGAATTTATAATCGGAAGCGCAGAGGGAGCCTACCTTGTCTTGGTAACACACCGCGTGGCGGTCAGCCTCCGTAAGGGTAAAGCTGACATCTTTGCCTATGCCGCTCCCTTGGGGACCGTTTTTATCCGCGCGCCCAATCATGGAACCTTGAACAGATACCACCGCCATGCCGCCTGCATTTTTGTTTGGGTCAGGAACGGAGGTGTCGAGTGTCCTTGCGGTTTCGGTTTCGTATATCCCGCTGTGCGGGTTTGCCGATTTCATGGAATTGGATGCTTGGGAGCAGATGCCGTAAGCCTTCGGCACGAACACGGTCTGGTCGTTGCCGGTCGACAGTGTGGCCGACAGGTTATTCTGTACAAGCGCACCCTTGCCGCCGCCCTCACAGCCGGAGCGGATTTTCAGGGTTTTCGGTTCGAATACACATTGTGTTCCCTTGAAGTCTGTGCCGGTGAGGGTGTTCGCTACGTCCTCGCCGACCGTCAGGGCGTACTGCCGCTCGTTCATGACAAGCGGAACATTACCGCCGCCTGTTCCCATACGCTCCGTGAGGGTTTGAATCGTTCCGCTGCCATCAAGTTTTATTCTTGAATCGGCGGGATGGTTTTCTATCGCCACCGCCAGTTGATTATCGCCCATATCTGCACGGAGCGCACCAGTAGGTTCATCTTGCCAGCAATGGCCACCAACCCTTGATGCCGCGCCCGGCTCAAACACGATGGGCTGGTGCCCGTGTTCCTGCGAGCGGAGCGTACCCGTTATGTTTTCAGAAACCTCCATGTACGAGCCGCCTTGGTCGTTCAAGATGCTGACTGTGCTTCCAGAGCCAGCCGCAATACCTCCGGCAGTTGTTTGCCACGGGAAGCCGCTCTGCGGAGGATTCCCTCGCAGGCGCGACTCGTCAAATAATATTTTTCCGGCACATTCGCCTGTAAAATCGACGACAATGTAACAACGGCGGCGTCTTTGGGCGACTCCCCAAAATTGAGCGTCAAGCGTTCGCCAGCCGACTGAGAAACCATCTCCCACGATTTCACCCGATGTTGACCATTTGCCCTTTTCAGGCAAAGGTACTGACAGGGTTTTATCTTTAATTTGTATGAGTTCATTGAGTACCTCCTGAAAATCTGCGCCACCCGCCGAACTGTACATACCCGGCACATTCTCCAGAACGGCGTACTTCGGGTATACATTGTTGGTGGCAGTGAGCATTTCTTTAATAATTCGCGGTATCTGATAAAACAGGCCCGACCTTTCGCCTTGAAGCCCGGCGCGTTTTCCCGCCACGGACAAATCCTGACAGCAAAAACCCGCCGTGATGATGTCCACAGGCGGGAGAAGGGCACCGTTTATTTTATTGATGTCTCCGCAGTGCTTCATATATGGGAATCGTTTTGTGGTGACCCGAATCGGAAAGGGTTCCACCTCCGAAGCCCAGAGTGGTTCTATGCCTGTTAAAATGGCTCCGAGCGGAAACCCGCCGGAGCCATCAAAGAGCGAACCGAGTGTCAGTTTTTTATCCACGGTCGGCCACCTCCTTCACCAAGTCAGCGTAAGGAATGGTCTTGCCGTCACGTTCGCAGGTGATATCCTCACCGCCGTTGCCTTTAAATTCGGCATAGCGACGAAGGATAACAGATGCGTATTTTTCATCCAACTCGAGCATATTGCAAATTCTATCCGCTTGCTCGCAGGCGATCAGTGTGCTGCCTGAACCACCGAAGGTATCCAGTACGATGCCATTCGCCTGACTGCTGTTTCGTATAGGATAAGCGAGCAGGTCGAGGGGCTTTGAAGTTGGGTGGTCGCTATTACGCTTAGGTTTGGCGAAGTTCCATATTGTTGCTTCGGCTCTGCCTGCGTACCATTTGTGACTGCCCGTTTTGAGCCACCCATAGAGAATAGGCTCGTGCTGCCATTGGTATGGGCTTCTGCCCATGACAAAACTGTCCTTGACCCAGATGCAAGTACCGGAGAGGTGGAAGCCCGCCTCGCGGAATGCTCTACGGAAGTTTTCGCCCTCTGTGTCGGCATGGAAAATATATGCCGAACCACCGGACTCTAAATTGTCGGCAAGGTTACAGAAAGAAGAGAGCAGAAAGGAATAGAACTGCTCGGCTTTCATGCTGTCGTTCTTTATTTTCAGCCCGCTTGCCGACTCGAATCCGACGTTATATGGCGGGTCGGTCAGGACGAGGTTCGCTTTTCGTCCGTCCATGAGTCTTTTCACCGTAGCGGCGTCGGTCGCATCGCCACATATGAGGCGGTGCCGCCCGAGAGTCCATATATCGCCGGGCAAAACAAAAGCCGCCTGTTCAAGGGCGGCTGTGAGGTCGAACTCATCATCTTGTACATCATTGCCGTCGGCGGCAAACAGTTTCTCAATTTCTTTTTCATCGAAGCCTGTCAATCCAAGGTCAAAGCCGAGGTCTTTTAAGTCGGCAAACTCCAATGCAAGCAGTTCTTCGTCCCAGCCTGCACTTAATGCGAGACGGTTATCGGCGAGGATATACGCTTTTTTCTGCGCTTCAGTCAGATGCTCCACAAACACACAGGGGATTTCGGTCAGACCTTCTTCTTTCGCCGCCATAATGCGACCGTGCCCCGCAATGATGTTCAGGTCTTTGTCAACGATGACCGGGTTGACGAACCCGAACTCACGAAGAGAAGAGCGGAGTTGTAAAATCTGCTCCTTGCTGTGGGTACGTGCGTTTCGCGCATACGGTACGAGCCGGTCTAGATTCACTTTTTCGAATCGTTCTGTAGTCTGCATTTATTAAAACCCCCTGTTTGTGAGTAATTCTAAAAAGGCGTTCTTTTCTTCGCCTCCTGTGCCGCTGTGCCGGTTGATAATTTGCATAATTAGGTTAAAGTCTCCCTGCATTGCTTTGTAGTAAGCTGAACCCGCCGTGACGTAGGGCGAGAGTTTCAGTTCTTTGGTCATGCGTCCAATTTTACGGTTCATCGCTTCGCAGGCGAGAAATCCCTGCCTATTTAGCACATAGTCCGATATTGTCTGCGGCGCGACATAGCCGTCACAGCCACGGGATGCGATGTACTCCTCAATTTCATTTCGCAGCACGTCGGCCGATGGCACTTCCTTTTCACATTCCTTCATCGCCATTGAGAAGTAGTCCGCCATCACGTTTTTGGAATTTACCTTTTTTGGTTTGGGCTGACCCATGCTGTTTGTGCTGATGGGTTTACCTTCGAGTTTTTTATCACTTGTATTTTTCCGAGGGCGACCTGCCCCCGGACGATACCCTCCGCTGGGCATGAGTGTCACCTCGCTTTGATTTTGATTTCCGTTTTGATTTTTTGATTTTTGATTATTGAAAAATTCACACGGCAGGCCGAGCGCGCTGCCCGGTTAAAAGGTTGTAGAGATGCAGACCGCCCCTCGGTCATTGACATATCTAAAAGTAATCGCCTTTTTCTGCGTGCAGACGGCTGTGACACTCGGAACAGAGAGCTTGAAGATTCGCCCAGTCGTTCGTTCCGCCGTCGGTCAGCTTACGCCTGTGGTGGACGAGCGTTGCTGAAACAAGCCGACCTTGTCCCTTGCACAACTCGCACAGCGGGTTTGCAGAAAGAAACGCCGCTCTAATTCTGTTCCAACTCCTGCCGTAGCGTTTGTTGGCTTTGGGGTCTCGGTCGATTTGGTTGTATCGCTTTGCCTCAGCCTTGGCGTGTTCCTCGCAGTACCGGCTTGTGGTCAGCTTGGGACAACCGGGGTGCGCGCAAGGCTTCTTTGCTTTGTAGGGCATTTGTTTTCCCTCCGTTCTCAGGGTATAGAAAAAGGACGCCCCGTGTGGGAACGCCCTCATTGTTTCGCCATCATAACAATATCATATAAGCCGCGTGGCTTTCTATGACATTTAGTGACATCCTCATTGGTGGCGACGGATTAAATCGACTTCCTCTAAAGCCCTGCCGTGCAGGCGGTGGATATGGCGTAAGTCGTAATGGAGAGCAACAGCGATTTCTTCCCACGTTTCAAAGCAGAGGTAGCGCATTTCCAGAATGGTTTGGAGTTCGGTACGCTCCACGCACTTGATGATGGTGACCACTTCACGTTTCAGGTCAATGAGTGTTTTAAGATCGGCGTTGATTTCCGATTCCAAATCTAAAGCCTTAGCGATGAAGTCCTCCATGCGGTGGAAGTTCGGGCTTTGGCTTCGCGGCATATCAGACAGTGTGGCGGTTGCTTTCGTTGCCAGTTCACGCAAAGATTTCACCTGTTCCAGTTTAGAATTGATTCGTTGGTCTATGCGGTAAGCTTGGGAGAGATACTCCTTCGCCGTCAGTTTTTCTGTATTCATTGGCTACCTCCGATTTTGGTGAAGAATTCCCCTCGGATTGGCAGCTTTTGACTCCGTTGATTGTCACAGATTTGCTTTCACCGCATCGATTAAGGCGGTCTGCGTCCTGTCCTTTTCAGATAGGGCTTTTATGACCCGCTCGTCGATGGTGTCCTTTGCGGTGATATGGTGGATGACCACCGTTTCGGACTGCTGACCCTGCCGCCATAAGCGGGCATTGGTCTGTTGGTATAATTCCAAACTCCAAGTCAGCCCGAACCATATAATTGTGTTGCCACCACTTTGAAGGTTTAGCCCGTGACCCGCCGAAGCTGGGTGGATGAGGGCGACAGGCAACTCACCGCGATTCCATCGGGCGATTGATTCCGACGTATCCATCTTGAAAAACGGAATGTGGCGGGATTTCAGCCTTAAGGAAATCCGTTCCAAGTCGTGCTTGAACCAGTATGCAATCATGACGGGCTTGCCGTTGGCGGCTTCGATTAAGTCTTCCAAGGCATCAAGTTTACGGTCATGGATGTGGTGATAACTTCCGCCGTCGCCATAGACCGCTCCGTTTGCCATTTGGCACAGCTTATTGGAAAGAGCGGCGGCATTGGCGGCAGTTATCTCGCCATCGGCAAGCTGCAGCACCAAGTCCCGCTTCATCTCGTCATACCGTTCCCGCTCATCCTCAGACATTCGTACAGGGTATTCGGCGGTCACGAGTTTTGGCATCTTCAGGTGGTCTGTGGACTTCATACTGATGGTGATGTCGGCGATGTTGGCGTATATCCGTTTCTCGGCATCTGGCAGAGGCTTATAGCTGAAAATGACCTGACCGTTACGCTTGTCGGGGACAAAGTAATCTGTGCGGTACTGCCCGATGAAGCGCCCAAGCCGCTGACCCATATCAAGAAGCCGAAACTCAGCCCACAAGTCCATCAAGCCGTTACTGCTCGGTGTTCCCGTCAGCCCGATAATGCGCTTGACCTTCGGGCGGGCTTTCATCAGCGACCTGAACCGCTTTGACTGATGGCTCTTAAAAGAAGACAACTCATCTACCACCACGGTGTCGAAGTCAAAGGGCAGACCGCTTTCATCAATGAGCCATTGCACATTCTCGCGGTTTATAATGTAAATGTCGGCTTGCTTCCAAAGAGCCGCTTTGCGCTCCGATTCCGTACCGATCGCCACGGAAAATCGCAGGTCGGAGAGGTGTTCCCATTTCCGCAGTTCCTCCGGCCAAGTGTCACGGGCTACACGGAGAGGGGCGATGACCAGTATGCGGTGTGCTTCGAAGCTGTCAAATAACAGGTCGGAAAGGGCGGTCAGTGTAATCGCTGTCTTGCCAAGTCCCATATCAAGTAGGAGGCAGGAAATAGGGTTTGCTTCAATGAAAGCCGTGGCATATTCTTGATAGTTATGAGGTTGATATTTCACGAAGCACACCTCCAATCTGTTCTGAATGGTCTAATACATAAACTTTGTATCCTAGCCGCCGTAACATCCCGTGCCTTGATTCCTGCAGCGGTCGGGGTTTTTCTCCTTGCCGCTTTACTTCTACAAAGCCGCACTTTCCATCGGGGAGAAGCACAAGGCGGTCGGGCATTCCATCGAAGCCGGGGCTTATAAACTTGGGTGCGATGCCTCCCATTGCCTTGACCGAATCCGTAAGTTTGCGTTCCAATGTTTTCTCTCGCATATAGACCTCCGTTTTTCAAATTGCCCATCTTGCCGATTCTGCCTATAATTCCTACGCGGGCATATTGCGTGTGCTCATTGCTCTTATTACTTATTAAATAAGATTTAATAGGGATAACATCGGCAATATGGGCAATGGCTGTTGTGAAACCGTTGTATATTCGGGGCTTGCGACATTGCCGATTAAGGTTGCCCAAACCCCGACAGGCAATCATGAGCAAAGATTCTGTCCTCATTTTTCCCTCACGAACACACGCTGGACGCCGTACATCGGGACAGCCTTTTTGCCGGTCTTGTTGCCTTCGTACTTCGCCCAACCGCCTATTTGGTTGAGGATGCCCTCAATCTCGTAGGAGTCGGCTTTCTTGATGGATTCGCGCGACTTTCCGAAGCACTCGCACCAAATTTCCATCACGCAGACCTGATTCCGACGCACCGTGCCTTTTGCCCTTGTGGGGTCGTCGGTAGAGCGGATATATTCGAGTCTGCGGTAAATGTCCATCGTATCCCAGTTATCAGGTAGCATTTCTTCAAGGTACTCCGCCACCAAGCCCTCACGGTCGTCATTCTCCATAGCGTCCCGCTGTTCGGCAAATGCCGCTAACGCGATATCGCCTTTCAGGAACAATTCCTCGCCCTCGGTGTACCTAACTATGGCTTCCGCCCAAATCTGGTCTGTCTCCGTAAGTTCCCAAGCGTGGTACTTGCCGCCGCCCGAAACCCGTACAGGCCAGAAGCGGCGATTGCCCGTGATGTCTCTTAAGAAACCGCCGTCCGAGTTGGTTGTTCCCACGATGATGCATTGACGAGGGTGACTTTCTACGGCTCTGCCGTAAGATGGGCGGTATTTGTCGTCGGTGCGAGTGATGAACGACTTCACCGTTTCCACGTCCATTTTCTTAATGCCCGCAAGCTCTCCAAGTTCGAGTAGCCAGTAGCCTTGTAGCTTCTCAGGAGCGGTCTTGTCTTTCATATCTGAAATTGAGAGGCTGTCTGAGTACCATTGCCGTCCGAGCCTTGAGAACAGAGTGGACTTCCCGATGCCCTGTTTACCGTTTAGCACAAGGATGGAGTCGTGCTTCACGCCGGGATTTAAAATGCGAGCCACCGCTGCCACGAGCGTTTTGCGGGTGACGGCTCTTGTGTAGGGAGAATCCTCCGCACCGAGGTAGTCAATAAGCAGCGTGTCCATTCGGGGAATCCTGTCCCAAGGGGGCAGGCTGTTCAGGTACTCACGTATCGGATGGTAGGCTCGGTCATCGGCAACCTTAGTGAGTGCCAGTTCATAGTTGCGAGCCGAGAAGGTGCCGTAGCGTTTATCCACATACGCCACAAGCTGGGCAGTGTCTGCATCACGCCAAGGCGGGTGCGGTCGATCCCACGGTAGGTTCTCCCCATATATTTGGTTCGCCAGTTTATTGTGGCGGATGCCGCTGATGGCATCATCGTTGTTCATAATAAGGAGCAGGTTACCGAGGGTATTACAGAGGATACCGCTTTTCTCCCTTTGAAGCCGAGACATCCAGTCCTCACTTTCGGTAAATTCTGTCTCGGCGGCGGCGATGCGCTCCTCCGCAATCAGGGTGTTTACCTTTTCATCTTTTAAGGCAAACTCGCTCATCGCCTTGAAACCCGCTTTATCATCAAGGTCTGTATATTTGTGGACACGGACAAGATCAAAAGAGTTCAGCAGTTTGCCGCAGGCAGGGTCGGTGGCATGGTGTGAATAAGCCCATTTACCTTCATACAGCACAACGCCCGCACTTGAGTCGGCAGCGATATAATCGTAACGCCCCGTCATCGCAGAAGGCTCGTAAATGTCGGGCAGGAATGCTGCGATTGCGTCCTCTATAGAGTAAGAGCGGCAAAACGCACCGACCACGCCTTCTTTTTCAAGAGGATTTTGCTGCTGATGTATACTTCGCTGTATCACCTCGGACTGACGGCTCGATGTTGGCCAGAGTGAGCAGTCCCGCCAGTCGGATAACTTTGCGAGATATTTGTCGGGGTCGAGTTCATCACCGTCAATTACCTTGAACACATACTCCCCATCAGACGGCGTGGATGGCCAGTACATCAGACGCTCCGGCTCATAGGTGGAATCATCAAAGAAATCCATACCGATTTCATCTGCCACAAGCCTTGATAGAGCGGCGTATTCGTCCGGCGTAACATCACGGGAGAGAGGAATAACCACACGGAGTCTTGGGGTTTTTGGCGTATGACTATGGGTGGAGTAGATGGCACAGTTGTGCGGGAACAGCATCTCCACCGTGTCAATAAAGCCACTCTCGGCGTGGTCGGCATCGAGGGTAATCCCTGAACGGCTCTCGACCGTGTCCTTTTTACGTCGCCCGGACTTGAGGTGACCGAGGACATAGCCGCCTACATCCTTGGCCGTGTCGCGGCGGTCTTTGGTAAACTTCTGATATTCCGTGACGGTTTCCGTGGTGCGGCGAGTGACCTTAAACCGCTCACACAACTCATCAAAGGTGGTTTTTTTGTTTACCCATCGTTTCGACAGACGGCTGTCGCCGTAGGATATTTTCAGGTCTCGCATTCTTCTGTGACCTCCTCTTCAAATTTGCCTCTCGCCCAATTCAGGAAATTACCACGGCAGGTCGTATCGTACTTGTTGCAGGTTTTGCCAAAGGCAGGGCAAGCACCGCAAGCCAGCACGATGAAGTGATGATTGGCGATAAATTCGGGCGTGAGCGACTCTTTCCATACATCAAAATTGGTCTTAATGGGTTCTATAGGGTTCAGGGTTGACCGTTTAGATGCCATAGTCGGACACCTCATCACATTTGCCATTGAAAAAACGGATAGGGATATTGCGCTTCCGAGCCTTGGCGATTTCACGGCTCATGCCCTCGGAAGGAGAGCCGAAAGCCCATAACTCATCGCATTTGCCAAGCAGAATAAGGGCGAAGCGAAGCCCAAGTTCTCTTTGTTTTGGATCATCATCATCCATAAACTGCGGGTAATGCAGGTGCGGAGCAAGAGGAATACACCCCTTGCTGACCGCAAACCTGCAATAACCCCGTGCCTTCTCGGTGTTTCGTTCCATATCTCCCGCAAAAGGAGAGGCGATATATACGAGTGGGAGATACTGTTTTGCTTTTTCCTCACGTTCGACTGCCGTCAAAGCCTCATAAGCAGTCGGGTCTGGATAGCCTTCACTGTTGTATTTGTTCATCAGGCACCTCCCCTTGGTAATACTGCTCCACAAGCGAGCGGAGCCAGTCCACCTCTTCATCAAGCTGTTTATTCTCTGCTTGAAGCGTGGTTATTTGTGATTCTTGTTCCTCGGTTTTATCTGCAAGAATGAACATAAGGGAAAACCAGCAGGTCACTCCAATCCAAATCAGTAGCCACGGGATTGCATACCATATTGCCTTGCCAACCTTTTTCAGAGCCGCTTTGATGGCTTGCTTCTTTTCATTAGTCATTTTCGTTTACCCCTTTCCCAAGAAATAAGTTGATAAAATACTGCTGTCCTTTGCCGGTGACCTTCGTTGTCTTGCTGATGGTTACATGACCGTCCGAGTGTGTGATGGCGGTCTCCTTTACTCTGAACAACCCCAGTTCCATTGCTCTCTGCGTCGGGGCGTTGTAGTCCGTGCCTTGGCGCTTGATGAGGTAACCGTCCTGACGCAATTTTTCGAACAGGCGATTCTGTCCGATTTCGACGCCGTTGCCCTTGAGGATTTTCGCCAATTCACCGATGAGGATTGTGCCATCGGAAACCGAAACGGCATCGGCAAAAATGACCTTCGGTTCGTTCTTGGCAGCTTCCAATTGAAGGCGTTCTTTTGCGGCACGCTCGTTTTTAAGGGCAGTTAGCACCTTTATCCAAGCGTCGGGGTCGTTCATCATCTCTTCCAATTTGGCAGGAGTTAGATATGCACCGTGCCTGCGGATGGAAGGTAACACTTCATGGGTGACCCAACGTTTGAACCTTTTGGCGTCAGGCTTGTCGGAGCGAAGAATGACATTGTAAAGACCGCTCTCGCTCACAGCGTACATCTCGCGGGTCTGACCACCTGACACGAATTTGATTCGGGTCAGCTCATCGCCGTCCAAACGCTCTGCTACCTTGTTCGTGTCCGATAACCCAAGTGCCTCGCATACATCTTTCAGCACCCAGAGCGTTTCGTCGCCTTGGCGTACTGTCCTAACTTCGTTCCCCTCGTAGGAGAACACTTGCAATTGATTGTCCATATATTGCCTCCTGAAAAATGATTTTTCGAGAGGTTGTAAGCCCCTCACCATCCACAGGACAGCAAGGGGCTACTTGGCAACCAACCGCTTAATCTTTTTTATAAAATGGGCAATCATAGCCATCGGCATGAAGTAAAAGCCCTTCAGCCCACGGTGGTGTACGGCTCATTTGTTCGCAGAGAACCTTGGTGGACATTCGGGAGTCGGCTTCAATGACCATTTCATCATGGACGTGCATTACGATGTCGCAGCACCTTTGTGCCTGCATTGCGTAGCTGAGAATATCCCTGCTGGTGGCCTGTACGATATTCTCCACAAATTTGGGACCGTAGCTTTCAAGCCGTTCCCACTTCTTCGTGCCGCCAACGCCCTCGTAGGTCACGCAATCTGAGCCAAACTGATTAGAGCCTATACGGGGTTTTACATAAGAGAGCCGCCTGCCCGAAGGCAAGGTTATAAAGAGCATTCCGCTTTGCACTCCAAAGCGAATACCGTGGGTTTCGGTGACAGTCCTGTCTCTGACAGCCTTTATAGCTGCTTTATCAACCTCCCACCAAAGCCTGACGATGTTTGGGTTTGAAGCCCGCCATGCCGTGACGAGAGGTTGGAGTTCGTCTTCCAACAAACCCATCTCCAATGCGCCCATCGCTTTGAGTGCACCGACAGAACCGCCGTATCCGAGGGCGAGTTCCGCAATTTTGCCTTTTTGCCGAAGGGATGAACCTTTGGTGATCTCCTCAATCGGGACATGGAACATCTGGCTTGCGGAGGCTTCATATATCTTGCCGTGGGTGGCAAAGACCTCGTTGCGCCACCGCTCACCGGCAAGCCATGCGATGACGCGGGCTTCAATAGCCGAAAAGTCGGCTACCACGAACTTCGTGCCGGGCTTCGGAATGAATGCCGTCCTTATTAACTCTGACAACACTTCCGGCACGGAATCATAGAGTAATTCCATGGCTGAGAAGTCGCCACCACGCACCAAATTCCGTGCCTGTTCAAGGTCGGGCAGATGGTTCTGCGGAAGATTTTGCATTTGAATTAAGCGCCCAGCCCATCTACCGGTGCGGTTTGCTCCATAAAACTGGAACATACCCCTTGCCCGACCGTCGGAGCAGACCGCATTCTCCATAGCCTGATATTTCTTGACCGAGGACTTCGCCAACTGCTGCCTAAGCGACAACGCCTGACCGAGTGGCTCCGGTGCTGTCTTCAAGAGTTCGGCGACCGCCTTTTTGCCGAGGGTGTCGGTTTCCAAGCCGTTATCTGCAAGCCATTGCTTCATCTGCGCCACTGAGTTCGGGTTGTCGAGTTCCGTGATTTCTTTCATCATGCGGGTCAGTTCCGCTTTGGAGCGGGCGTCGGTGGCGATAGCGTTCCTGACGAGCGTCATATCCACCATTACGCCTCGGTCGTTTATTTCTTGGTCGAGAGCATACTCGTTCCATATGAGTTCCGGCACAGGGAAATTTGCGAGCCGCTCCTGTATTGACATTTCCGTTTCTACATCACGACGGTTATATGCCTTGAACGCCGACCACTTATCGGGTGCGTGCGCAGGAAGATTTCGGGTGCGTTGCCCGTTGGCAGTGGTGGCGGAGCACGGTTTGCAGAAATAGCGGATGAGATCTTTTCCCTCGGTCAGCTTCTGCTTTTCTAATCCCAAAACCGCACCTGCGCCTTCCAGCGAAAGGGGCAGACCCATATACGCCGACCAGACCATTGAACATCGCCATGAATCTGGATTAAGGTATTTCGCCTTTCCTAAATGTAGAGAAGAAAAGTGGTTATCAGCAAAGGGGTCAAGACTGATCCCCATATCCGTTAGGAATCGTGAAAGGCAGATTCGCTCGAAGTTAGCGTTGAAAGCCCATTTTTGAACGGTGTCATCCGTCAGGGCGTCGAGGACATCGGTTGGAATACTCTCTCCATCGACGAGAGAAATCACCTGAACCTCACTGCCGTCCACGGAGTAGCCAAACAACAGGATTTCAAAGTCCGGCGATTCAGCGTATTTATACACACCACACTTGTTGAGATCAGTGCTGCTATAGGTTTCAATATCAATGCTAAGTGTTTTCATAAGCCCTCCATAACGCAGAAGGGCGGCAAGTTTCCTCACCGCCCTCGTGCCGTCTGTGTAATCGTTTAGCTGAGGAAATCTTCATCGTCTTCGGTGGCAAAGTCGTCCTCGGCTCTGGGCTTGCCGCCGAGAGGTTCGCCGTCACGCAGCTTCTGAATGTTGTTCAGTCCGCAAGCGATACCCTTGTTGCCGTTACTATTGAATGCGTAAAAATTCACGCTGGCACGGGCATACACTCCGCTGTAAATCTGTGAACGTTCAAAGATGGTCTCGCAGGAGCTGTCTACGATGCCGGGAGCTGTGCTGCTGTTGGCATTGATGAAGTAGCTGTCGGCGTAGGCTTCGTCGTCGGGGCGTTCTGAGTCTCCGTCGCGTAGCGGTGTCTTGAGCGCAGCGAGTGCAGGGACGGTTTTGCCGTTGCCTTTCAGTTTGGTTTCGCCCTCACGGTACGCCGCTTCAATTGCCGCTTTAATCTTGGCGATAGTGCGGGTGTCGCTCTTGGGGATAATGATACTGACCGAATACTTCGGCGTACCACCGTTGATGGACTTGGGCTCCCACAGATTTGCGTAGGAGAGTCTTGCTTCGCCCGTGATAACCTTTGTGGGGTTGGGGGCAGGGTTTTGATTTTTGCGGTTTATTGTCTGATTAGCCATTGTCTTTTACCTCCATAAAATCGTTTTTGGCAGTATTGATTGCCGGACGTTTGTCGCCCTCCGGCACGAGCGTTGGTTTGCCTTGCGGTTTCGCAACCAGTCCTCCGAGCAGTTCGGCGAATTTGGCTTTACCGAGTGCCTTTTCCATTGCGGTGATTCCCATCACCGATGTGTAGTAAGGGTTGTAGCCTGCCGTGGTCACGGCTTTAGCGACGGCATCCTCGTTTATATACTTGCGGTTGCTCTTGCCCTCGACAACCTTCCAACCTTGCCACAGCTTACCGCCGAGAGCGGCTTGAAGGGCATAATCCTTGATGTCGGAAGCCCAAGAAATAAGGTCGTCTATCTTGCCGAGGATGGATTCAATTTCATCGTCCTCCAACAAGGGCGGACGGCTGAATTCCAACTTTGCGAGTTCCATGTTCCGTTCGGCACGTTTTCTGCACTCGTACTTCGCCTTGCAGAATTGACACCATTCACCGCAGTTGTACTCACCCTTGCCGATGTAGGCGATTTCGGCTGTGGGTTTTAGCACTTCCTCTGCCCATTGGTAGAGAGATTCTTTGAAAACCGTGTGAGTGCTGACGTTGTCACGTCTTGGCTGATAGATGGTCATTGACACCTCGTTGATGTCGTAGATGCCGTCAAATAACTCCAACGCACCCAATGCGTACAGCTTCATTTGCGGGTTGTCAGTCGCCTCAACGAGTACCCCTTGCCCGTGTTTATAGTCCACGATGTGAAGAGTACCGTCTGCAATAATCACGCAGTCACCGGTGCCGAAACCTTCCTGCACATACTTGGAAAAATCAAGTCTCTGCTCAATAAGCACCACAGGGTCGGCGCAGGTCAGCTTTGCCGTTTCTACCAGTTCGAGGATATAGGCGGCGTAGCCGTTGGCGCACTCGTCCATCTCCTCAGAGAAGCGGGTCAGGGCTAATGTTGGGTCTTTCGCTTTAATCCCAAGTAATGTCTTCAGCTTGTACTCCCCAAGGGTATGGGCTTCCGTGCCTTCGGCGGCATAGTCGCTGCCTTTGTCCTCGTACTGTTCGCATAGTCGTGCCGATGGTGGGCAGTTGAGCCACCTATGACTTGATGAAGCTGAGAGGAGTGCGTGTTTACCCATCTTCGCCCTCCCTAAGCCCGATAGAGTTGGCCTCCCCAAGCAGGGCTTCAAATTTCGTCGGGTCTATCTCCGACAGCTTTGATGCACCGTGCTTTTGGAGTAGTTCCCGAACCTTTTCTGTGTGTCCGCTTCGGGACTTTTCAGCGAGTATGGCTCGCACCTGCTCCAGCGTGACAGGTTTTGCCTTGGTTTCGGATGGTGGTGCTTTTGCCTCCGGCTCTGTGTTGTCGCTATTGTCGAATAATGATGTCAAACTATCCGCCACCGCCGTAAGCGACTGTGCGGCGCTTCGCAATTCACCGATGCAGAGGTCGAGTTCACTCATCTTGCTCATTCGGATTTCCTCCTTTCTCGGTTGACTCATCTCGCTTTTGAAGTGCGAGCAGCTTCTTGGCGAGACGTTTTGACACAATGCTTATCGCTGTCAGGATACCTGCGAGTTCTTCGTCAAGGTCGACATCGCGTAAGTCTGTGTCCGTGCTTTTGGCCTTTGTTTCCATTGGTCTACCTCCGTTTCTGAGAGAGGTTTGCTCCCCTCACCATCCACAGGACAGCGAAGGGAGGTTTGGCAACCGAGGTCGAAAGTTTTTATTTAGCACCCAAAATGCTGCGTAGTTTCTCAATGACCTTTTGCTTGCGCTTGCCCACCGCCTGATGAGATATACCGATTTCAGCGGCATAATCCCGCTCGGTGCGGTCATTGTAGAAAAGAGCGTTGATGAGCGATTGCTCGTCCGGGTCTAAATCGTTAAGGGCTGCTACAAGCTGTTCGAGGAGTAGCTTGTCTGCCACCAACTCAGCCAAATCCACTGAATCAGCGACTTCGTAGCCTTCTTCGTTGAACTTGTTGAGGGAAAGGTCGCTGCCCTCGCGGGACTTTTCGCAGGTGCGACAGTCCTTAGTACAGCGAAAGCCGTTATCATCACGGCATCTCTTGGCACGTTCTTTACGTTTGTGTTCCGCCCAAAGTGGGCGTTTGTAGGCTCTGTAGACTTCTTCCGTGACGGGGATTTGCTCTCCGTCGATTTCGATAAAGCGTTGATTTTCCATTATTGACTCCTTAAAAATTTAGATTTTTGTTGCTCGCACGAGCCGTGAGAGCGAGTGAGTACGACCGTCAAACAGGCGGTGGGCGGGCGAGAGTGTAAATTGACATGGCTTGTCTCCTTGGGTAAAAATAAAAAACGACCGCGAGAACAGTCCCTTTGGGGGAGCTGTCCGCACGGTCGTCTAAGCAATCTGGCGGTGGGCTATTTGGTTGT